AACAGAATTTATTGTATGCGTGGCTTTTGTTGTATTGTTCACACCTCTGGCTCCACCACTTAAAGTATTTGTTCCTGTATTGTTAGCTGTGTAAGATATATCTTCTGTACCTATTCTTATGGTCCCCGATGCCGGAAACGCGTTTGAACTAGCAAGAATAACGTTGGTTGTTGTTGTATCTGTTAAAGCTGTTGCAAGAGTAGAGGTCTCTGCTCCATTTACTAAACCACCGAATAAACCCGAACTCCAGCCAAACCCTGATTCTTGTGTAGTAGGTCCTACAGTATAATAACAAAGAATAGAAGCAGAACCAGCATTAGTCACAGGTGTGCCGACTTCGTTAGTGCCCATTGTAATTGTAAAAATATTACTGCTTGGTACAGAAGTCACCATAAATTTTTGATCTTCAAATGTGGCATTTGTAAAAGTAGATCCAGATAGCCCAGAAACAGCATCAAATAATACTATGTCATTATCTAATAAACCATGATCAGATGAAACAGTTACTGTGACTGTTGCTGATCCCGCTGTACTTGTAAAATTTGCACCAGTAATTGTAGTTCTTATGGGGTGGATATCATAGTATTCACCATCTGAAAAAACATAAAGAATTCTATTAGTACCAATTGCAGAATATTTTATACCTATATTATCTTCCCAGTTGTGTATAGCTCTTGCGGCACCTGTTAACTTATTGCTACCTAATTGTTCCCAACCGCCTATTTTTTCTGGTGAACCGTATCTAAAACGTATATTATCTCCATCAAACCACTGACCCTCAGCACCTGTTTCGGTAACTTGTTTGTTAAATCCTGGAGCAAAACCTAATTTTTGTAACATATAACATAATCCTTATAAAGGAGACAGTAGGTATGGTGGATTACTGTCTCCATTATAGGGATATATCACCGTTTAAACCAATTTGGAAGACCTAAATGTAGACGCTTGTCAAACATATTATCTTTCGCTCCGGGTGTTTTACGGTTGTTATAATGAAGAAATACTTGAACGCATTCTTTGCCTTTAAATTTATTTCTCCAATGTTCTAGTTCACAACCAGAATAGACTAACATATCTCCTGGTTTTAAATTTATTCTAATACCTTTCATATTTTCTTTTCCAGAGGGCTCGAGATATATAGGCCAATCATCACCACCAAGATTTATAGTAGTAGATATCTCACAACTAAATCTATCTTTGTGTCTTTTAAGTTCATCTCCTTTTTTATATATTCTTGCATAAGTATAAGCTGGATATAATTTAAGTCCTGTATTTTTTTCCATTTCTGGTTGGCATTTTAACATTAAAGTTTCCATAGCTATATTAGAATACTGACCATAGGTTTCTGGTATCTGTTCATCTTTACCTTCGTAGTAACCCATAATATTTTCAAAAGGTGAAATGTAACGAAATTTTCTACAAGTATCATAAACTTGTTTCTGCATTAAAAAATAATTAGCAACAAAAGCTGCTAGGTCTTTTGATATTACTTGACGGATAACTGTATATTTTTTCTTTTTAAACATCTTTTGCCATTTCTTTTGGTATAGCTGTTATATTCCAATGTATAAATCTAAAAGGTTCTTTACCAAAATCTAATGCAAATTCATGTTCTAAAAATCCTGGAAATATAATTAGAGTTCCAGGTCGCGGTTTGTAATGAACAAGTTCTGTACCATTCCAAACACCTTTTTTATTTGGTTTCATTTTTAATTTTGTAGCTCTAGCTCCTGTTCTTGGTTCATGAAATATTGGATAAGAAGTCTTGTCACTACACTTTAAAAAGTAAAATCCTGATACGTGTTGATTCCAATGTACGTGTGCTGAATGATGACCACCACCTTTTTTAGCAAATTCTTGAACCCACATTTCAGAAAAAATAGTTGTGTATTGTTGCATATCAAAACCTTGATGGTCTAAATACTCCCAAGACTTTTGTCCAATGTAATTTCTAAAATCTATAAAATCATTGTCAGCTGTAAGTGGTGTTGAGTGATATGATATTCCAAAATCACCAAACTTTTTTATATGTACTTTTTCTTTATCTCTTGCATCTTCAATATATTTATTAGATGCTTTGTTTAATGACTTTACAAACTCTGGTTTTTGTTCTGACCAAAGAGTTGTGTTAAAATAATTATCTATATTCATATTATCTAAAAGGTTTTCCTAAATGCCAGACAACAAGACTATATCTTGTGCCTGATGTTACTGGTTTAACTCTATGCCAAACAAAAGAAGGAAATACAATAATAGATCCTTTTGGTAAAATCTCTTTTGCTTTTTTTAAATGTTTAGCTTCATCTCTCATATGTGGATCATAGTTTCTAAAATCAAATTCTAGCTCACCACCTGTATATTCTGAACCATCTGTTAACTGACAAGTCATAGATAGTTTTCTAATTTTGCCGTGCTCCGGATTGTTGGTATCTTTTCTTTCATAAGGTTTATCCAAACTATCACAATGCCAATCATAATATTGGTTGTGTTTATATTTTGTAAACTGACAAGGCTCACTTCTTTCCCAATCAAAATTCCAACCAGCATTTTTGTTAGCCATATTAACGTATGGATGTAATTCTTTATATATCCAAGTATCATTAAGCCAAACTAAATCTGACTTTCTTTTTCTCTGCATATTTTTAACTTGATCTTTGTTTAATTTTTTATCTTCATAGCCACCAGTTCTAGCCATAACTTCTTCTTGTTGATTAGCATAAGCTATTACATCATCACAAAATTTTAATGTTAGTGCTGCTGGAAAATGCCAGTAATAATTAGGTATATTCATAAGTTATAGTCTGTACAAAATTTAAATTATCTTTCTGATTATTAGTTATATAATACATATTAGTTGATGGAAACATTATAAACATATTATTTTTAAGTTCTATGTCCCAAGATCTACCTTTACGTCTGTTATCTTCATAATGTATTCTAACATTACAATCTTTGACTTTTACACCATATAATAATGTAAAGTCTGGAGAGTTACGTAAATCCACCGCATCAATATTTAATAAAGGAATTGTTGTCTCATTGGGTTTATAGATATTTCCCCACGTTTCTTTGTTAATTAAATTTACACCATACTCAAGACCAATAAAATCTTTTATGTAAGTATCTAACTTATCATAAGTCCTTGAAAACTGTAATTGTTTATCATTTAAATTAGAGTGTAAAATGTGGTGAGATAATTCAATTCTATCTATTTCCCAATCTTTAGGCATCGCCACATCACCATAATATAAAACTTGTTCTGATAATATGTTTTTAGTTATAAATGATTTCATTGTCTTGTCCTTTGTTAAACCCACCTATCGGTAACACATTAAACGCTATTGAATATCTATCTTCTTTTAATACATTTTTTTTAATTTTATGTTGCAGTTCACTAGGAAAAAGTAGTAAAGTATTTTTTTTAGCTTTAATATCCCAAGTAGGTGAAGAATAAATATTTTCAGTATTATTAAATCCTAAATTAAAAAAAGAACTATTAGCCCAATTTTTTATAAACCGAATAGAAGAATTATCTTGGGTATAATAAACCCCACTTATCCAAGTGTTAGTATGAACGTGTGGTTGACTCTGATAATTTTGTTTTACTTTAGTAGACCACGAATTTAAAATTTTAAAACTTTTTGTGTATCCTAGAAAAGTTAAATATTTTTTAATTGCTTTTAAAAAAATTTCTTTTTCTTTTTTTAATTTTTTAATTTCTAATATTTTAACAGATTTAGATATGTAACATTTATCTGAATTAATATTATCTCTATATGTAATATTTTTTATGTGTTTTAAAAGTTTATTATTATCTATATTTTCTAAAGACATAGCCAACAAAGGCATTGAAAACAACGGATAGATTATTGATTCTTTCTTCTGCATACCACCACCATTTTTAATTTATGCGTTACTGTCTGTCAAGTCCCAAGTTGTATTAGTTTCATTCCATAAATAATACCATCCGTGAGTAGCTGGAGTATTTTCATTTGCTGGAGTATTTTGTGTAATCTGTTCAGCTGTTAATTCTGGAGCGTCACCGATTGGTGATTGCCATCTAACTTCTGAATTATTTTTTACCCAAGATGCGTGAGGTTTTTTAGGCCAAAAGATTTGATCATTTTCGTCCCAAATATAACCTATACCTGCGTAATTTCCTCTAAAAGGTGTACCACCATCTTTGTAAACATTACTTCTTGTATTATAGGATGTTTGAATCCATAAATGTGCAGGCCAATTGCTATGTGTTTCTAAATAAGTTTGTCCAACAGTTTCATCCTCAACACCATCCGCATTAAGTATGTCTGAATTGTTTACAACATGTACTGCTAGTACTTCATTTGTTTCTGATATTTTTGCAAAGTGTGCCATAATTTAATCCTATTGAAATCTATACCTTATTATTACTACTCCTGAACCACCATTTCCACCAAGTCCGTTTGGAGGATTATTTCCTCCACCGCCACCACCGCCACCACCTCTATTAGTAGCTCCTTGTCCACCTGTTGCACATTGTGTAGCTGCTCCTGCTCCACCACTTCCGCAAGGAGATGTACCTTGTCTACCGGGTGATTGTCCGTTAGAACCTCCACCACCACCTGATCTTCCTAAAGGACTTCCTGTAATTACACTAGTAGCTCCAGCTCCACCATTTCCTGCTATACTTCCTGGAGGTGTTTGTCCCCCACTTTCTGTTGCTCCACCACCACCACCAGCTTGATACTGTGGTGCTGCTCTTCCAGCTCCACCAGGAGCTCCTTGAGCTGGATTTACAGGAGGTTCATTTCCTGATGCACCTGGAGATTGTCCTGCTCCACCACCACCTGATCCTCCGGGTTTTCCTGGCCGTGATTGAGGACTCGAAAAATGACCGCCACCGCCGCCGCCGCCAGCTCCTGTTAATCCTAATCCACTTGATGCTACTCCACATCCTCCAGGCCCTGCGCCACCAGATCCTCCACCACCGACTACTATTGGATAACCTTGTGCTGAAACTACTATTGCTGTTGCAGGAGAAGCTCCTCTAGGTGAAGCTGTATAACAAGTAGCTGCTCCCGGAGATTCTCTATAACCACCACCGCCGCCACCGCCGCCGCCTTCACCAAATCCTCCTGAACCGCCTGCTGCACCACCTGCTGATATTACATAATCTACTTTATTATTATCTGTTGCAACGGAAGCTACCGCAGAAACACTAAAAGTTCCATTTCCTGTAAATGTGTGTATTTTAAAATCACCACTTTCTGTAATAGTTCCACCTGTTGCAACTATACCATCAAAACTACTACCACCTCCAGCACCAAATCCTAAGACTTGGTAACCAAAAGATTTACCTTTTCTGTTTTTAATATTTTTTGTGTTCTTACCTGAGGTAAGTTTATTTTTAATGTCTCTCATATTCTAATTCCTTATGCGTCGTTAGCAGCGTCAGTAGTAAAGAATATTTTGATACCAAGAAGTCTTGCATCACCAGTAAATGTATCTCCACCTGCGTTTGCATCTCTAAATAATTGAAAGTAAGTTTGTTGATCTACTGCAGGAGAACCTGCAATTGTAACTGCACTACTTACAGCTGAAACTTGTTGGTCTAGTCCTGTTCCTATACCAGCGTCTGTAATATTTACTGCTGTTCCGTAAGCAACATCAATAGCGTCACTATCTCCACATGCTACACCTTGTAAACCAAATATACAGTTACCTGTATTTGTATTGCTTGGAGTCCAAAAACATTGATAAGTTACTGTTCCTTCATTCCATGATTTAGGAAAAGCTACTGAAAATTGTGCAAACTCATCTGTACTTGCATCAAAATCTAATACTTTTATATCAGGTCTTGTTGCTGTTGTTTCAACTTGTTGTGCATCAGCACCATTAGTTGTAGCTCCATACATTGCTGAAGCTGGAACCCACATAGTTTCTGTTCCTGCAATTTTAACTGCACCAGATCCTGATTTAAGAACACCTGTTCCTTTAGGATTAATATTTATACCAACATTAGTTTCACCTGTTGCTGAAAGAGTTGGCCCATTACCTGTTGAA